TGGCGGTACGTCAAAAACCAATAAAAATTTGTCCTTTGCTGCTTGATTCAGAGGGCTTTGTTTAATCTCTTGCATGATTAAAAGTATTTATCCATAAATTCTGTTTGTCCCGCATCTAAATCATATCTAGGATTTGTAAACCCACCTCCCAAGCCAACCCAGCCATCAGCTTGTAAATCTGCAATATCTGAATTTAATTCTGTTGAATTTCCAAAATATACGGGAGCTATTTGACTATTTTCAATACCATCAACCTGTTCGTTGGTATATATAGATGTTGAATTTTCAAAATATTTCAATCCAAAATTGTTGAGTGTTATTTTTGAAGGTTTTCCACAATCATCATATTCTTCAACTGTGAAATATTGTTCTATTAAATCATCATGCAATATCATCAAAGCCCAAATCATAGCCATTGTTCTATCATCATGCTTTCCAGAACTAGCTCCCCAACTATCATTGGGCAATTTAACAAAATCTTTAACAATTTCTTCTAAAGATTCTTTATTTCTAAATTGAACTGCTAATTTATCATTATAATAATATCTTGCATTTGCAACCGCATTATACTTTGTATTTCTAGAAGAAATCATACCAAGCAATTGTGTGCTTTTTCTACCAGCTAATTTACTACCCCAGGATACAATTTTATCCATATATCCCATATCCAAAGCCAATCTATCAACAACTTGTCCGCCTTGATTGTTTCTTTCTATACAAACCAAAGGTTTTCCCCAGTGACATAATATTTCATGTACTTTATTAGCAAATTCAGCTACTGGAATGGTGTTGTCATAATATTCAGCAACTTCAATTATTTCGTTTAAATCTGTTATATCTAATATTTTTATACAACTATAATCTCCACCAACGCCATCGGATGTATCAACACCAGCAACATATATCTTTTCGGGCTGAGGATGTTCAAATATTTTGTATTTTCCATCCATCAATACTTCAACAGGCTCTGAAAGAAATTGTTTCATTTTATTGTATGCATCTTCTGTCATTGAGCCAGTACCTGCATTCATAAATTTACAATTAAATTCTTGCTCCCATTTATCTTCAGAAGCTAACCCACCTTTGATTTCCTTTGCCCACTTTTCATCTCTTCCTGGAACTTCATGCCATAAAATTTTATCATGACTCCAATTGTTAGTGTTTTCAATTGCTCCTCTATATATATCATAAAAAAGATTGCCAGTTCCATTTGGAGTAGAACACATGAAAACTTTTGCTTTTTTAGAAGATGATACAATAGGAAATACAGATGCCCAAAAGGGGTCCATTAAGTGAGGTTCGATGAATGCACACTCATCAATTATGAGGCATTGGTGCGATAATACACCATTTACATAGTATCTATGAACATCTTCGATATCCAAAAAATCATATACCAACTCATTATTCTGATATGATTCAATATTGATAACTTTTATATTACCGTATAATGTATCACCTATTTTTATATTCCTTGCATATATCCAAATATTGTGGGTTAACATTATTTTATGCATGGGAGTGCAATCTAACGATAATCCATCATCAAGAGTGAATCTAATTTTGTCAGGATTTGTCCCGATCATTATGCCTCTAAAATCTTTGAAACCTACATCCGTTAAGATTTCAAATCTATTATTTTTGTAAGTTTTATGTGTTGTGAAATCGGCCATATTATTTTTTAAATCTTCCTATTATATAATTTTCAGGAATTTGTTCTTTATTCGCAAATCTTTTATTTTTTAAGGTTATAGGATCATGAGCAAAAACACTTCCTTTATTTAAATTTTTATGTGATTGTTTTCTATCAATTCCAGATCCTTTCACCCATCCGATTGGAATACTTTCTGTTTTGGATATTCTTTTAATTTCTTTAGATACTGGATTATGAATATAAATTTTACCTTTGCCTCTGAATTCACTTGCTTTCTTCGGATCATCTGAATATATTTTCAATTGTGCCTGTTTCATATTTTCAACAGCTTCTTTGGATCTCTTCATACCAACATGTTTCAATCTCATTTTTTCAATCTTTTCAGGATTTTTGTTTATCTTATCCATTCTAATTTTATGTTTTTCTGGATTTGTAACTATCCATTTTTTAATACCTTTCCCTAATTTTGCATTTCTCTCAGGATTATCATAACAAACCTCTCTCATTTTAATCATATGGTTAGGATCACTCCATAAAATTTTTGCAGATTTTGATAACTTCTCTCTAGCATAATCTGACCACTTAATCTGACTAACTCCCCCAGTTCTGATATTATAATTTGAAGGATCTTCGATAAAACTTTCTGTAACTAACCGAATCTCTTCTTCGATAGCCTCTTCATATGTTTCATAAAATTTCAAAATATCTTTTCTAAAATTTTCAATACCGTATTTATTAATCGACATCTTTATCAAAGAACCAGACCCCATATAACCATCTTCCAAATTATCAGTTTTATGAATTCCAATATATATTTTATTATTAATTAGATTTGTTATTTGGTAGATATAATTATATTTTCTCTCGATAGAACTTAATCTCATAATTATATTTAATGCATCATAATAGAAAAGACCGCATTTATACATTAACTAACAGTGTATGTATTTCATCACCATCGGATTTGATAATATCTGCCAATTCTTTCATAGATATATCACAAATCTGACCAGAAAATTTATCCCTCACAGTCACCATGGATTCGCCTACCACACATGATACACTTTGTCCACGAGCTGCAGTTCCTGTTGTTGTTGTAATGCTAATTCTGCTATTATTTTCAAGTTCCATACTTGTTTTAGCATACTCAACAACTGGAGATTTTAACCAGTTTGGTAACATTTCATATGCCATTCGAACACGACTAAAAATTTCAATAGCTGTTGATTCTTTATTAGCTACCAATAATATTCTCTGATCTGGAAAGAAATTCGCTATCCATAATATATAAATTGTCATCAAAGTACTCTTGCCTATCTGACGACTTGCTAATAAACAGAAGAATCTGTTTTCCATCATCTTTTTTAAAACTCTTTTTTGAGCTTTATATAATTTGATTTTTTTCTTACCATCATCAACATTCAATATAAAGAAATAATTTTCAGCAAAGTGTAAAATATTTTTAGAACATTTTTCTAATTCTGTTATTTGGTCTGGAGTATATGCAAATGAGCTGCCTTTAGATGGGAGATTTTGATTTCCCATGTAAAATTTTACATCTTCTTTCTTTGCCATCCTGTTTATTTATATAAAAAAGATAAATAACAATATGTTCAAAAAAGACATGCAACAAATCGGGGATGTTTATGGGGATGTTTTAAATTCCTTAAAGCATAATATCATCAAAGAAGATAAACAACCAGAAAATGCTTTTAATAGTGATTTTCCTAAACAAGATGGAGGACCGTCTGAAAAGGGAGGTTATAGTAAAGCATTGCATGATAATTGCGGAGGTGATTGCGATGTTTGTAAATGTGGGGATAGTAATCGTGAAGAAGATTCTGAAGAAACAACAACTGGATTTAATAACAAAGCTTTGGAATCAATCGTTTCAAAATTAGAAAACCCCGACTTAACTGCTGAACAAAGAGAATCTTTAGAGAAAAAGAAAAAAGAAATAGAATTGATGTTACAATCTGAAGAAGGAGAAGAAAATATTAAAGAAGAAAGTATAAAAAGTGGAAAAGAAATACTAAATAACATTATGACTAAAAAAACACTTAGTTTCGACAAATTGTATAAGTCCGTTCTTAATGAAAATTTCGGAATGGGTAATGAAGATGCTGAAAATGACATCAAAGGTCTTGGTCTTGATGACGAAATGTCAGATGATGAGATCGGTGATGAAGTTGACAGCGAAGGTGATGTAACCATCACACTTGATCGCGCAACCGCAGAAAAACTTTTAGATATTATCGGGGCTGCTATGGGTGAAACCGAATCAGAATCAGAAGGTGAAGCAGAAGGCGACGAACTTGATTTCGGTGGTGAAGACGAAGGTCCAGAGTTTGGTGAAGAAGACGAAGAAACTCTTGGAAAAGGTTCATCACTCACAGGAAAGAAGAACACCGTTGGTAAAGTAAAGCCAAAAGGTGGTAGCGCAAGTTCAGATGTCACTGATGAAGTTGGCGATGACGGCGATTATGGTCATGCAATTTTAAACGCAAAGCAACCTAACATGGGTACTGGTTCCAATAACAAAGTTGGTAACTACAAACAAGGTGCTGAGTACATAAGATAATTTAAACAAACCCAAAATAAAATATTAAAGGGAGTCTTTCGACTCCCTTTTTTATTAAATAATTACAGTGAAAACGTTCGATCAATTTTTCTTAGAATATGCTCATGATATGGCACTGGGAGGAGCTAAATTAGGAGTCCATCTCAATAAAAAAGGAGGAAACTTAACAATAGATCCCAGTGAAAGAAAAATTATGATGAAGCGACCTGAATATAAACCACAATTATCATTGGGTCAACAATTTGTAGGTAATATGTTTGCAGATATATTAATGAAATTGTTTAATTCAACCGAAAGTTATGATAACTTTCAAGAAAATAAAGTTCTAACTTGTAAAAACAGTGATCTGGGATTGCAATGTAGATATATCAATAATCAACCAGCAGCAGTTGTAATAAAAGTTAAATAATTTTATGGGATGTCCTGTAACACCATTATCATGTCTTGAGCCTTCAAATATCTTTGCTGGTATATTTTCACCAGCGTGTGGTGGATTTGCAGACCCTTCTAGATTTCAAGCTGAACGAGCTGTTTATAACAGCGGATTTAATGAACTAATTAATAATTTCGGAGTTGATGTTGATTATTATATACACACATATAATTTATCAGCAGCTAATAATTTTTATGGAGAACATACAACAGCTCCGTATTATGGACCTATAAAAGTACGTGCATATGTAGAATATGAACACAACTCAGTACCATTACAAGTTTATGGTTGGGAGCCTGATGATAGTGTTACAATGTATATACACATCAACACATTTATAACAGCTTATAAATCTTTAAGCGTATATCCAGCAAACGGTCAAAGAATAGAACCAAAAGCGGATGATGGTTTTATTTTAACTCCATTTGGGTGTGATAGACCTTATTCAAGAAGCCCTAAACATTTTGTTGTAACTCAGGTAATTGACGAAGATAGCTCAACTATCAATCCAATGGCGGGACATTATGTTTGGAAGATTAATGCTAAGAGATTTGATCACAGTTTTGAAGCTGGATTTAATCATGAAAATGATAATGTTCAAGTATACGATAATTCATTCAGTGGAGTTTTAAGTTCTTCTATAATTGAAAATGACGGAACTACACTTTCAGAACAAGTATCCAGCGCTGCAAAAACTTATAATTTTGATGTTGATGAATATGTTAAAGAAAAAATCTTTAATAACAAAGTTAATGACACATCAATTTATGGTGATTATTTTTAAATTATAAATTTTTTAGTATTTTTTCAATATTAAAAATTTCATTATAATCATCGTATGGACATTCATCAATCATTCCTGTAATGTCATAATCAAACAAATAAGAATTCGCGGAGCCTTCTAAATATGAATTTTCTGATAATATATTATTATGCAAAGAATAACCAAAAAGTTCTGGCTTTGTAATATTCCAAAATACGGTAGATTTCAACCCTAAAGCAGCAGATGCGTGTTGTAAGCATGAATCTATTAATAATCTTTTATCTGACCATAATAATAAACTTATAAGAACTTTTTTAGACATTTTTTGATCAATTCTTAAACAATTATTTAAAACTGGATGATTATCGTAACACACATGCATTATGTTATAATTTTCAGATAATACATTTACTAATTCTTGAGCAATCGCAGGATGTATATCTCTAGCCCAAGAGTATGGTAAACTTTGAGTAGCAGATCCAGCTCCCCCGAATGGTTGAAATATTAAAAGGGGTTTGTTATCTTTAAAGTTAATTAAAGTTCTAGATATTTCTTTTTCTCTAGAATTTAAATAAATTTGCGGAATTTCATTATTATATTCAACTCCTATCATATCGCACCATGTTTGAATCAAGTGTTTTTCTTTAGTGATATGCGATGTTTGTTTGTAAGGTTCTTGAGCAAAAATTTCAACATCTTTTTTATAAATAAAATCTCTATAAAAATATTGATTGCTTCCTAATCTTAATGATTTTTCAATTATTGGATTATTGTAAAATATTTCAGGATATGCACATGAAACTATAATTTTAGTTTCTGGATTTTTATTATGATATGCTTTTAAAACTGCTGATGCTGCTATGTGTTTACCGACCCCGCCTTCAATATGAAAAATCGCTGTTTCTGCCATAAAAATTAATTATTGTAATTTAAGTCAAAGTCAATAAGTAGATCTATGAAAGAAAAAGAAATATTTTTTATTAACGGAATGCCAAGATCTGGTTCGACACTGCTTTGTAATATATTAGCACAAAACCCAGAATTTCACGTCACAGCCACCAGCGGTTTATCTGAAATAGTCAAAGGGATACACGAATTCTGGAAAACAAGTCCGATAATCAAAGCATCAGAATCTCCAGAAAAACAATTAAGAATTATAAAAGATTTGTTTCAGTCGTATCATTACGATACAGATAGACCAACAGTATTTAATAAATCAAGAGGATGGGCTAATTTGGTAGAATTAGTAGAATTATCACTGAACAGACCTTTAAAAATAGTAACAACTACC